AACCGCTATAATGAAGAGCAAAACACAGCTCAACAACAACACGAAGTATTTAAATCTACTACTAAAGATTATTTTGCTAATGATTTCAAAGGTTTTGACATCAAGGTTGGTGAAAAGAAATTTAGATATGGAGTTAAAAATCCTAGTGAAGTTGCAACTAAACAATCAAATATTACAAACACAATTAAGAAGTTCTTAGATGATAAAGGTAATGTAAAAGATGTTAAAGGTTATCATAAAGCTATGTACGCCGCTGAAAACGTTGACAAAATAGCGCAGCATTTTTATGAGCAAGGTAAATCCGATGCTACTAAAGATATTGTGTCTCAATCTAAAAACATATCAGATGAAGTTAGGCCTTCGCCTACCGGAGATGTATTTGTTGGAGGATTAAAAGTTAAATCTATCAGTGGTCTTGATTCTTCTAAACTGAAGATAAAAACAAGAAAATTTAACTAAAAACAAAAATTAATTATTATGGGACAAATGACTCCTGTGTTTGGAAGTATAATACCTTCTCAACAACAATTAGCTTTGCAAAACAATTATCTAGCATTTAATGCTGGAGCTAACGATTTTGCTCAGCAATACCTACCTGAAGTTTATGAAGCTGAGGTAGAAAGATACGGAAACAGAACTTTAAATGGTTTTTTACGTATGGTTGGCGCTGAAATGCCAATGACATCTGATCAAGTAATTTGGTCTGAACAAAATAGACTGCACGTCTCTTACAGCAATGTTGTACAAGGTGGTGCTGGTGCTGCTACTTTTGCTTTTGCATTAGGTGGTGGTGTTACAAATGCTATTTTTCCAAACGACACTATCGTGGTAATGAACCCAGCTACTGGAGTTACTATCAAGGGTGTTGTTGTAACTAGTTTACCAGGTGGTATTGGTCAAACGGTAACATGTTACCCTTTCCAAGCTAATAACTGGGATGCTTTAGGAGTTGCCGCTACAAACCTTAAAATGTTTGTATACGGTTCTATCTTTGCAAAAGGATCTGCTGGACCTGTAGATAACGGCTTAGGTGCTGGGTCTTACAAGTCTATTCAACCCACATTCACTCAATTTGCAAACACACCGATTATCATAAAAGACAGATACCAAATTTCTGGTTCTGACACTGCACAGATTGGTTGGGTTGAAGTTGCTACTGAAGATGGTACATCAGGATACTTATGGTATCTAAAGTCTGAGTCTGAAACAAGACTAAGATTTGATGACTACTTAGAAATGGCAATGATTGAAGGTGAAAAAGCTGCAATCAACGGTGTTGACGGTGCTGCTGCTGATGGTATGTTCCAAGCTGGTAAAGCTGGTGTACCTGGATTTACAGCTGTAAACGCTCACGGTACTGAAGGTTTATTTGCTGCTATTCAAGGAAGAGGTAATATTATGTCTGGTTTTTCTGCTGGAACTGGTATTTCTGATTTTGATCAAATCCTTAAAAACTTAGATACTCAAGGAGCTATTGAAGAAAACATGCTTTTCTTAAACAGAGCTACTGATTTAGGTTTTGACGATATGCTATCTCAAATCTCTAGCGGTTACGCTGGTGGTACTGCTTATGGTTTATTTGAAAACTCTGAGCAAATGGCATTAAACCTAGGTTTCTCTGGTTTCAGAAGAGGTTCTTATGACTTCTATAAAACTAGCTGGAAATACTTAAACGATGCTTCTACAAGAGGTGCTGTTGGTACTCCTGGAATTGATGGTGTATTAATACCTGCTGGAACTTCAACTGTTTATGACCAAGTATTAGGTACAAACATTAGAAGACCATTCTTGCACGTAAGATACAGAGCTTCACAAGCTGATGACAGACGATACAAAAACTGGATCACTGGATCTGTTGGAGGTGCTTACACTTCTGATTTAGATGCTATGGAGGTTCACTTTTTATCTGAAAGATGTCTTGTGACTCAAGCGGCTAACAATTTCGTATTGTTCCAAGCTTAAGATTACTTTAAAGAGTTAGGCGCTTCGGCGCCTAGCCCTTTATTTTTTTTATTAATTATATTATATTATATCATGTCAAAAACAAAAGAAATTAAAGCCCCTAAATGGGAGATTAAAAATAGATCCTATAAACTAGCAGGACCTCATGCACCTCTTACATTCACACTTCAATCTAAACATAGTTCAAGGTATCCTTTATTATGGTTTGATGATGAAACTGGAGAGCAAAGAGAACTAAGGTATGCTACTAATCAAAATTCACCATTTGTTGATGAACAAAAAGGAGAATGTACATTAGGACATATTATTTTTGAAAATGGAATATTAACTGTTCCAAAACAAAAAGTAAATTTACAAAAATTATTATCATTATATCATCCTAAAAAAGGTTTTAGATATAATGAAGTTATGCCTGCTAAACAAGCAGAAGATCAATTAGATCAAATGGATTATCAATTAGATGCTATGAATGCAGCTAAGAATCTTGAAATTGATCACGCAGAAGCAATTCTTAGAGTAGAAAAAGGAAGTGATGTAGCAACAATGAGTTCTAAGGAAATTAAAAGAGATGTTATGCTTATGGCAAAACAAAACCCAGCTAACTTTTTAGCTATAGCTTCTGACGAAAACGTAGGCCTAAGAAATATAGGTATAAAATCAGTGGAAGCAAGAATAGTAACTCTTTCACAAGATCAAAGAACATTCCATTGGGCTTCTAATGATAGAAAACTAATGACAGTGCCTTTTGACGAAAACCCTTATTCAGCATTAGCTGCGTGGTTTAAGACAGATGAAGGTGTTGATGTTTTTAAAACAATTCAGAAAAAGTTGCAATAATATGTAACTATAATTATAGTGAAGGGTCACTAACGTGGCCCTAATCACTATTAACTAAAATATTAAAATGGCAATAAACGTAAATACTGTATATCAAACCGTTTTATTAATACTAAATAAAGAGCAGAGAGGTTATATGACACCTGTTGAGTTTAATAAAATAGGTGCTCAAGTTCAATTAGAAATATTTGAATCATATTTTGATAGTTTAAATCAACAGTTACGTGTTCCACAAGCAGACGTCGATTACTCTGATAGAGTAATGAATTTAGACGAAAAAATATCTATATTTAAAACTTCAGGTGCAGCAATATATGATGCGCCTTCTTTTTCTTTACCCAAAGAATCTGGTGTTGCTCAATCCACAGAGACGTTAAGCACTATAATTAATCAACAAGCTTATACATACACCACACTAACATCTAATCAATTATCTAATGGTACTGTTCAAGTTTATTTTGACGGAGTATTACAACCTTCTTCATCTTATACTATAACTAATAATATCATATCATTAACGGTTTCACCAGCTTCAGTATTTACTGTTTTAACAGTGGTTGATTCAAATGATTTTTATAGATTAGGTACAGTAACTTATCAAGCTGGTGCTTTACCATATAATGAGCTTGAAAGAGTTGGTAGAAGTGAATTATATCATTTATTAGGATCTAATCTAACAAAGCCAACAACTAGAGATCCAATTTATATATATGAAAATAAAAAAATAACTGTATATCCTAGTACTATAACTAGTGGTATTAATATAGATTATATAAGAAAACCTTTAGCTCCAATATGGAACTTTACTTTAAACGGTAACGCATATCAATATAACGAAGCTACTTCAATAAACTTTGAGCTACATGATGCGGATCAAACTGAATTAATATTAAAAATATTATTATATGCAGGTGTTGTAGTTAAAAGCATGGAAATTGTACAAATTGCAGATCAACAAGTACAACAAGAAAATATTAATCAACAAAGATAATAAAACATGTCAAGACCTAATGGTGGTTTAATAACCGAAACTAACAGACAATAT